GTGCAACCTTGTCAACAACTCACTATTATACCATCCCCATATGCCTTCCAACGTAGTTAAACTATTGGCTTCCTCCCTACCCTTTATCGGGTCATCTATTATCGCCACATCACATGGAGTAGGGTTTATTTGGATGCTACGTTGTATGCAACTACAAGTTCTTATGTGGTAAATCAACTTTGTTTGTTTCAAGGTTACGTTTACATATGCAATAATGACACTACAGGGGCATTTAACCCTAGTCATTGGAGTGTTTTGGACAAGCAATACACTATGTTTTATGCCAAATACCCCGATGATTGTACTTTAGGTGGTAAACTTAACCCATCAACATTATCTAACCCAAATGCGCCTGTATTCAACTATTTGAACGTGTATAAAAAGGGAGATGTGGTGTGGTGGAAAGGCAATACATACGTTTGCAACCAAGATACGATGTTGATTAGTAGCCAACAGTTGATTAATTACTTTTACATCAAGGATATACCGCATATAAATGTGTTCCCCGATGACCAAGTAAACAATAATAACGACCAATATTGGAAGGATGCCACCGTTTATGTGGTACCTGCTGGCATTTTACCTACCGATAGTGATACATGGGCGAAAGGCGACAATAGAAATCAGATAGTGTTGAGGTGCATGAAGGCTATGGTTGTTTTTAACTTATCTAGTAACATTGCTAGTAATAACATACCTAAAAGGTGGGAAACGGAGTTTGAATTTGCTATAGAGCAGTTAAAATGTGCATCCACAGGGGATATAACGCTAGATTTGCAACCAATACAGCCTAGGAGTGGTTCTAGGATTAGGTTTGGTGGTAACATTAAAAACAAAAACGTCTACTAATGTCAAGTATAATAGAGAGAATAAAGAATACATTTATACCATCATACAATCCGTTTCAGCAAACTACGGGTGGTAAAGCTAGGAGCAGTGATGCTTTGGTTCGTACAGGTGGTGGTAGTGATAATCCCAAGCATAATGCCAACAATTTAATATTTCCATCGGCACCCGATAGGACAGCAAAGGATGTAGGTAGTTGGAGAACAGCATTAGAACAGGCAGAAAGTCCGTTTTTCCCATATAGGACAGCGATGCAGATGTTGTATAATGATACAATATTGAATGAGCAAGTGCGAGCATGTATGTTGAGAAGGCGCAATTTGACAATGTTGCGTGATTTTGTTGTAAAGGCACCCGATGGAACGGAGTTAAAGGAGTGGACGGAGTATTTTAAGCGACCTTGGTTTAGTCAAAAGGTGCTTAGTTACATCATAGATGCTAAGTTTTACGGCTATTCATTGATAGCTTTGGGTGATATTAAGGATGGTATTTTTGTTAACCCTAGTATAGTGCGTAGACCTTCTGTAAGTCCCGATAGGATGCAAGTTATGCCGTTTTACAACAATCCTAGTGGGTACTACTTCAATGAGGCACCATATAAAGATTGGCATTTGTGGGTGCCTACAATAAGCGAGGATGGTGTTAGTACTTGTGGTTATGGCATATTGTACCCGATAGCTAAAACGGAGATATATTTGCGTGGTGGTATGGCTATGTATGCCGATTTCGTGGCTATCTATGGTCAACCTATAAGGGAGTTGAAAACAAGTAAGACCGAGGAAAGCGAAAGGCAAGAGGCTTTAAGAGGGTTGGAAGATATGGGTAGCAATCCCGTAGTAGTTACCGACCCTATGACCGATGAACTTATTATACACAGTGCAGGTAATTCGGGTAATGGCTATAAGTCTTACAATGACTTTATACGCACATTAAATCAAACGATTAGTAAGGTGTTGTTAGGGCATGAAGATGCTATTAGTAGTGTACCGGGTAAACTAGGTGCTAGTGAACTTGTTACAAGTGGTAGTAAGACTAATGATGGCGATGCTTCTACCCCTGTTGCAAAAGCATTGAGGGATATACAAAGTGAAGATGCAAACTTCATTGAGCCATACATACGCTATGAATTGATACCAAAGATGCTTAAATTAGGCATCAATAAGTATCATGGTGAGAAATTGATGGAAGGTGCGTATTTGGAGTTCTTAAATGATGCCGAGGATAGGGTTATTAAGGCAATGGAAGCTGATAAGAACCAAAAAATAGCTACTTTAGCATTGACTATGGTTCAAGGTGGCATGAAGATGGATGAAACGTATTTTACAGACCAAACAGGGGTACCATGTACGGCTATACCAATTGGTGATGTGGCAAATAATCAGTTAGGTTCGGTAAATGATAAAAGCGAGCATTTAAAGACGGGTGAGGCTTTGAAGGATAAGAACATGGAGCGCACAAATAGTCCGAAGAAAATAGTAAATAAACTTTCAAAAAAAATAGAGGATGGAATTACCAATAAGTAGTTTGTTAGAAAGGTTGGCGAATGAGTATGAGGCGCACATATTTTACAGGAATGCATCTAATTGGTGTGCTGTAAAAGGTTTCACTTATGCTAGTAAGTATTTTGCCGATGAAGCAAAAAGTGAGTTAACCCATGCCGATGCTATACAGGAGTATCTAACGAATTGGAACATATCATTTGCGATACCTAGCGTATCGGTAGAATTTGATGAGTTTACAAGCATTAGAAGCCTGTTTTTGGAGGCTTTAGAGATAGAGCAAGCATTGTATAAGGCGTACAATAAAGATGCCATAGAATCCATGCATATTGATAGTTCGCTTTACAATTTAAACCTTAAATTTGTAGGGGTTCAAACTGAGGCTGTTGCTGAGTATTTGAATTTCAATGATGAATTAAAGATGATTAGTGATAGTGATTTATGGTTATGGCAAAAAGAAAACTTTGGTGAGTAATGGATACGTCAAACAAATTCAACTTTAAGAAGGTACAATCTAAGCTAAATGAGCAGACTAAACGTGCATCAATACTAATGATGCGTGAGAGTAAGCTATATTTTAAAGAGTGCTTTGAGAAAGAAGAATTTGATGGTGTTAAGTGGAAGGAAGTAGCTAGAAGGACGGCAGGCACAAAGTATTACAAAAAGCAAATAGTAAAGGGCATCAATGAGCCATCGGGTAAGATATTTACTACCGACCAAGGTTCTGATTGGCGTACTAGAAAGATAAATCTCGGTACCACGAAACGCATGAGGTACAAAACGATTAAAGCTGATAGTGCCATTACCAATAAGGGTATGGTTGCTACTATGATTAATCCCGTACCTTATGCTAGGTACATAAACGATGGCACTCCCTACATGGTGGCACGTCCATTTATGGGACATGCAAAGGAACTAGAAAAAAGACATTTAACGATATTATTCAATGAAACAAACAAAGTATGGCAAGTTCAACCCTAGTACAATCTGTAAATAGCTTATTGGAGTTCATAGGGGACATACCTTATGATTGGGGTAGTCTTGCTAAAAGTCAACAAGATAAGTTGTTTCAGTATGTGGCAATCTACAACAATCAAATATCTAATGAGGAAGAAGGGGAGGATGTATTTGACAAGCCAGCATGTTTTGTTGAAGTAGATACGTCTGATTATACCCCAATGTTAGGCGGTATTGGTGCTACCGACATTACTTATCGTCTTAGAATAGTTGGGGCTGAATTTGATGCTACAAATGGCACAAGAGACCAAAATTTGACTATATTTGAGTATAGGGATTTAGTTAAAAGATATTTGGTTAACTTTACGCCTTTGAATGGTAGTAGGATGATGCACATTGCAGAGATGCAAGACACCGACCATACTGCTATTTATGTGTGGATAATGGAGTTTAAAACTGCATTTATTGATGTTACAGGTAGCATATATGATGATGCAAACCCATACATTTTGAATAAAGATACTGACACCGATTTAGAAATAGACACAGATATAGTCGTAACAATAGAATAAACATGGCTAGGAGCATAGCAGAAATACAGACACAGTTAACGGCTTCTTTGGTAAGCAATGCATCCGCAGTAGGGTGGACATTAACACCTACGGAATGGAGCATTTATGACTATAAGAAACTAATGATATACGTCATAGCTGTTGCTATGGCTACATTGGAACAACTATGGGATGCATTTAAAGCTGTTATTGAAGCACTTATAATATCGGCACCACCACAAACAGCACCA